GGCTGTACCATTTCCGGCCGTGAATCCCTATGAGAAAATAAGTATGTATCTTTCGAGTGTTCATTTATTAGTTATCTGCTAATTGTTTGTGGAGATAAGCTGCAGCCATTGTTTTCTCTTTATCCGGCAAGGTATCTATACATAATCTAATAGCCTGCCGTTTGTCAACGCCTTTCTGAATGAGGTTCGAGATGATGGATAATAATTCCAACATGGTTTAGCTCCTTGTGAAGTGTTTGTGTTTGCTTTTATATTATGCAGTCTATGTGCCAAACCGTCAAATAAAATGTAATTTGTTGTTATCACTCAAGATATAATCTATTAGCGTTAATTCGCAATATCCTGTAAAGTACAACTTTTTGTACTCGTTTCTCGGTAATACTACTATTAATCCCATTAATTGCGTATACTTAATTCGTTTTTGTACTTTTCAATGTGATTGTTCAAATATTTATACTTTTTAATCTGGTATTTATACTAATACATAGTAAATGAGAACGTATAAAATTAGATATTTTATTATATAATAGTAATGAGTGCAGGCCCGGAGAACGGCGTACAGAGCCCAAAAAGCCCAGAAACTCGCTGAGATGCACGACATTTTCAAATGGTCATTTGAATTTGTAAGTAGCTGAAATAACTGAGAATGACGTGTCGCGTCATTCAGGTACAAAAAGCAAAGAAAAACGCACGCCACTACTGGGAGCGACGTGCGTCTTAAATAGGTGTCTAACCCCTTAAAAGAATTGCGGGTATTCTCCAGTGAAGTACTAAACCGGGCTATGATGGCCAAGCACGTTGCAGGCTACGACTTCCCGCCACGTGGTAATCCTGACAGTGATAGTTATCCGGCTCTTAGTGGGAGTTTATACCCCTTTAAATTGACTACGGAAGAACGTCATCCAATAATCCGGGCCTCTATCCTCTGGAATATGGACAGTCAACCGTTGAAGGTCATGGTCAGCTTTGAAGAAGTTAATTATTTTTGTGTGGTGTGTAATGGTAACCGTTTTTGATTTCATCGTGTACGCTCCTTGTTGAGTTTTGGGTTGTAAGCTATCGTTTATATCCCATGTTGTCAAATTCGCTGAATACACATCTTAACACTTCGGTATCGTCGTTTTTATCAAGTGTTCCCTCATCGATCATATCAGCAGCATTGACCCAACCAGCCAGAAAAGTTTCGAGTTCATTACCCGCTGAGTTTTGAGATGTGCTATAAGGTATGTTTACATTGCAAGCATCATCCCAGTTCTTTACTTTTGAGAAATCCATGTTGCACCTCTCTCGTTGAGTTTTGGATTGTGCGTTAAGGTTCACAGTCTATCAAGCAATCCGCGTGCCAAGCACGAAGAATAACGTTCTATCCGTATATAGCAACAAAGCAGCGAAGTGAACCCATACAACGCACGTTGTAGGAACAACCGAAGTGTACAACTTTTTGTGCTCCAGGGTACAAAGTATTGTACCAGGTGACGACGCTACCAGGTGACGACGCTACCAGGTGACGACGCTACCAGGTGACGACGCTACCAGGTAACAAGGTACGGCGCACGTCGTGCGAGGATGAGAGGTAGGGGGGGCTCCCTTCGCCGCACTTGGAGTCCTCATGATTATATTCAGTGAAAATATTTCGCCAGCAAAAAATCCTGGAAAGTCGCCAAGCGTCGTTTCAGGTAAGTAGCTAATATTAAAGGGGATATCATGTTTTCTTGCTGTTGAACATTATCTGGCACCGCTGCCTGTAGGCAGTGCCCCAATAACATGGAGCAGGTATTCAATTTCCCGCCGCCAGTAATACCACTCCAGCAAGGATGGTACTGCCCAAACTGCCACAAAACCCATGCGCCAACAGTAAAAACATGCCCAGAAGCGGCGCACGACGTACCTCGTAAAGAGTGTACTTGCTCTGGTTTTACATTACAGTATGAAGGTAGCTGCCAGTGTGGAGCTTCTTATAGCTAATATTAAAGGAAAACCGCATGACCAAAAAGGAAAAAGTCATCTGCCAAGGCTGTTGGGCGATACTCGGCAAGACATATGTTACATGTCCAGACTGTAGTGCGGCGCTACATCGAGGCTGCGCTGACAAAGTAGACGGCGTACTGTGTTGTGTCGGATGCGCCAAGCTACGGCGTAAGTAGCACTATGACTCTTACATGCACCCTCAGTATAATTCTTATGGTCGCACTATTAATCGCCTTTATCCGGTTGGTCGAGAGTTAAATAACTAAGCAATGCGAAGAATCGACGATAGAATAAACAGAACGCGAAAAAATTCGAGTAAGCTACCCTCGCAAATCGTCTCGCACGAATTGCCGCCGCGTGAGCATACTCCCACTAAAAGGACACTTTTCAAACCTGAGTACGTGCATATAGCCCGAGTACTGATGGAAGCCGGCTCGAAGCTTACGGAGCTCTCCAGAGCATTCATGGTCGACTTGAAGACCATCAAAAGCTGTTTGCACACTTACCCGGAGTTCAACGCGGCAGTGGTCGAAGGACAGGACTACTGTAATACCGGTCTGATCGAAAAGGCATTGGTATCAAGAGCAACTGGCTACGATTATAATGAAGATACGTACGAGGCCAAGCCGAATCCAAAAAGTAAGACCTCGAAGGACCGATATACGATGGTACTCTCCAAGCGAGTCAAGAAGCACGTCGCACCAAGTGATAGGGCCATCGAGTATTTCCTGAACAATAGGGCACGCTTTTCGCCGGACCAGGATGGTAACCCGCGGTGGGCACATACGAACAAGCTGGAGGTTACAGGGGCTGGTGGTAAGGATCTCATCCCCGACTCGATATCTCCGGAGAAGCTGCTCGCAGAGCTGATCATGCAGCAGAAAAAAGCCGACGAGGTTGTAGAGGCAGAATTGGTTGAGGCGAAACAAATTGGTGTCGCTGTGGGTGAGGGTACTCACGACGAGACGCTACCAACATAATCACAGAAAAAGGGTTGAAGCTAATGGCAGGTATATCACTCAGAGGATTAAAGAAAAAACTGCAGGATCTGATGTTTAAAAAGAAAGATTTAGCTGAAAATCCAGATACACCCTACTGGCGGTCGGCTCAAGCCAAGTTGATTGACCGCGAGAAGCAGTTACGCGAGCAGTTGAAGAAGGCTACGGGCAACTAAAAACTAAGCGCAAACTATTTTTATTCGCTGTTCACGAATTGTGAACGCGAGTGAGGAGTAAACATGAAAAAGATTATCGACTGGTTCAAGGTTGTATGGGCGATAATATTCAACGGTGAATTTCACATGTTGACGGACGCTATACTCAATTTCCAACCATGGAATAAACGTAGTGTCTGAGCCCACCGCGGCGCAGCAGCAAAAAGAGCTTGAGCGCCAGGCGTTTGAATATAAGCGGTGTACGGACGAGTTTAGTTATTTCGTCTCGACGTATTGCTATATAGAAGATCGTAAATCAAAGAGAGCCATCCTATTTGATTTATGGCCAGGGCAGCGGGAAGTAGCGCCCTTATTTCTTACGATCAAGCATCTGATCCTCCTGAAGGCGAGGCAGCTTGGTCTGACATGGTTAACCGCGGCGTACGTCGTGTGGCGAGCGATCTTCCATTTTCATGAGTTCATCGTCATTATCTCCGCGAAAGAGGACTTGGCGGTAGAGTTTCTTGATAGAGTCAAGTTTATATTCGACCGGCTCCCACATTGGATAAAACCACATGTTGGCAAGCGGACGACAACGGAGTTATTTTTGGTAAGGAGGGGAAAGATGAGCATGGGCATGTACGCGTTACTGGTCTTAATAGTACTATCAAGTCTATACCTTCAACACCGGATGCTGGGCAATCCAAGACCATCAGCCTACTGGTCCTGGATGAGAGTGCGCTTAATCGGTACTGCAGAGAAATTTGGTCAGCTGCCGAGCCGACTCTGGAGCACGCTGAAGGGCAAGCAATAGTCATATCGAATCCATCCAAGGATAAACCTGGATGGGGCTGGACCCGGGACATGTATACAAATGCAATGTCCGGGACAAATGATTTTACGCACATCTTTCTTGATTGGAAGTGTGTACCAGGTCGTGGAGATGATTTTCTCGACCAGAAGCGACGAGCTGGGCAGGATGCGGACGGTCTCAGCATGCAGTATCCGACGACTGAGGCTGAAGCTCTGTCGACACTTATCGGGAACTATTTTGGTAAAGTGCTGCTGCGGCATAACTCTACCTGTGAGGGACTCCGTGGAGTACTTCGGAAGAATGATGCGGATGGCTCGATAAACTTCATTAAGGCTGATGCCGGCACGGATGAGAGTCGTCGAATTGTAGAGGTCTGGGAACGGCCATACTATCTGCAGGATGACTGGGACGGCACTGAGTGGGAGCGGCGATACGCGATAGGTTCGGATATTAGTGAGGGACTTGGCCAGACGTACAGTGTGGCGTATGTAATCGATCGGCTGACGGATACAATTGTATGTCGTATGCGGTCAAATAAGATCGACGCCTCGGAGTGGGCCGTCCTGCTTTACATGCTGTCTGTATATTACAGGAATGGCAAGACGTCGGCGCTGATATGTCCGGAGCGGACCGGAGCCGGCCAGACGACGGCAAAAGAGTTGATGAAATTGAACGCTCAGTTGTACCGGAAGATCCAGCCGGCGAAAGCTGGAAAGCAGGTTACCCAGCAGATAGGGTGGTCAGAGAGCCGGCAGTCGAAACAGGATCTGGCTGAAGATCTGAAGAAGTGGCTTAAAGAGACGGAGAGCGATGTACCTTGTTCGTTGCTATTAAACGAGGCATCAACATTTATATTGTATGAACTCGGTGGTGTCGGCCACGAAGATGGTAAGATGGACGACTGTGTCATCGCCATGGGCTGTACGCTGCAGGCGAGTTTCTTTCTTGGTGGCAGTCCGAAGCAGACCGGCCACGCACGACTGAGAGAGGCGGAGAAAAAAGCGAAGCGCGAGGCGCTCCCGGCATCGCAGCAGAGTATATGGAGCGAACTTGATCGAATATTGGAACGTCAAGCAATGGAGAACGAGGAATGGTAGAGACTTACGTGATTGCAAGTGTGGTGTTGGCCATATTCGCCATCAGAGAACTGACCTTCTTGTACCGAGAGAAAACCTGGAACGCATATAGAGATCAAATCAGTAAAGAGCATCGAGTGAAGGAAGCCATGTTATTGAATCGACTCTTTACCGAGTCGTCGCACGAGTATGCAATACTCAATGATCAGACCGCACAGATCGAAGATACTATTCTCTCACCGGCCGCAGCAACGGTCAAGGATAACCCGGCAAAGACTATTGACGACTTGCTTGAGAAAGTCGATCTGAACGATGGTGGCTATTCTCAAAGTGGAGTATCTGTAGTCTAAGGAGTGATATGCCAGCAAAAATTCGCAAGAAAAAGAAAGGTAAATACTCAGTTAAGACCCTGGGCGGCGTGAAATCTAAAGGCACGTCGCTGCGAAATGCTATGGCCCAGAAGAGATTATTAAACGCCATCGAGCATGGGTTCGATCCGAAGAAAGCCAAGCGCATGCGGCTTAAGTACTAATACCGGAGATTTTAGTATATGACACAAGTCGCTGGAATAAATAAAGAGACAACACTGGAGGAGTTGTTCACTACGGTGTTCAACCCGAACCTCGACCCTGCCCGAACAATTCTTGAGCGGACATGGTTCAGGAATATCCTCTACTATATGGGGGAGCAGTGGATTGAGTGGCTTACGGAGTCCGGCGTGTTTCAGCGGCGGTACCGGTACCAGCCGAATATGCCAACACCGGTATCGAACATAATTAAAGATTACGTTCGGTCTATGAAGTCCTTGATATTGAATAAGGACTACGCCATACGTGTTTGGCCAAACTCAAATGATGTTGGAGACAAGGACGCAGCCGTCATAGGTGAGCGGTACCTTAACTGGGCTGACAGTGCGAACGACGATGCATTTCTCGATGAGCGAGAGAAGGTGGCTATATGGATGGTCATTGCCGGCACAGGATTTCTTCGCACGCTGCCGAATCTTCCTCGGGATCAATGGGCGTTTAACAAATCAGGAACGATTCTCAATAACGCTTTTGAGCAGACACGATCTGTAATACCTTTCAACGTAGTTGTGGACCATCTTGGAGATAACCTCAGAGATAAACGGTTCGTCGGAGTCAAATCTCTGCAATCCAGAGAGTGGATCGAGGATACGTTCAAGACATCACTAACATCTGACGGTATTAGCAACGATGTGAATTATCAGCGAAAGCTGATGAACTTGGTCGGTACTGTATCGCCATGGAAGGGGAGTGGCTTCACTACTCAGATGGCTGAGATGAAAGACGAAGATTTTGGCTTGCTATATGAGTTGGAGTTCAAGCCGACGAAGAAGTACCCTGAAGGACGCTATGCGCTGTATGCCGGTGGGAAAGTTATCGCGGACTATAAGCGACTTCCTGTCCCAATGGAGCAGGATGTCTGGGATTATACGCTGACTGACTTCCATTTTCACCACGTCCCCGGGAGATTCTGGTCAGAATCAGGTGTAGACGATTTGATATCGCCGCAGAATGCGATCAACCAGATTGACCAGGCGTTGGAGATGAACCGTAAAGGCCTCGGCCGGCCGACGTTGATTACCACGAAGGATATGGAGCTGAAGAAGCTCAACAAGGATGGACACTCCTTCCTGGCGATTGAGTACGACGCACTACTCTCTGGGGGCCAAGCGCCGAAGATTTATCAAGGCAAGCCGCTGCCGAACCAGATCTTAAACGAGCGTGAGAATCATCAGGCAGTTGCGCAGGATGCGGCTGGCGATCCGAAGCATGTCCTCCGAGGTCAATCCCCCTCTGGAAATGCGTCAGGTATCCTGGTCGACATATTACGAGAAGCTGCGGAGCAGGGGCATGTCCCGGATATACTGAGATTTTACCGTAGTCTCAAGCGCGTATATCGCAAACGTCTGGTATATGCAAAAGAGTTATGCACGAAAAATCGACTGATCAAGATCGCCGGCAAAGGCACCGACATCAAGATCATGTCGTTCAAGGGCTCGAAGTTAAAAAATAATACTGATGTACGGTTGGAGTTGGCGTCGGGTATTTCATCGACGCATGCCGGCCGGACGCAGAGTATTATCAGGTTACATGAAACGAATTTTTTTGGTGATGTAACACAAGATCCGGATCTGCAGCAGGATTTACTGCAACGGTTAGGTATGGGCGCCCTGACATTTAAGGCCAACGCCGACGTTAAAAGAGCCATGCGAGAGCATTCGTACATCATTCAGGGAGCGCACGATAAGATTTATGTGACAGCTCCTGCAGAGGTAGAAGATGAAGATGGCGAGATACTCATAGACGAGGCTGCACCACCGGAGATTCTGGTCGATGACCCATTATTTGACTATGATAATCACGCTATACATTTTGAAGTTCATCGTAAATTCATTATGAGTGAGGAGTTTATAACTCTTGATACAAAACTTCAGGCTTTAATGTTAGGCCATATTGCGGCACATCAAGAGGCAATGGATGAGTTAGTCGCGGATCAGCAGGCAGCAATGACTCCAGACCAGCAGGGTCCGCCGCAGGAAGAGTCAGGCGCACTTGATGCAGGAGCTAACCCGGAAGCTGTAGCCGCTGCAGCGAGACAAGCACTTTCCGCTGGCGTAGCGCCAGAGCCTACGACAGGGGTACAAACTGTGTGAGGAGACTATGCGAGGAGTGAATATGATGGTTGGGTCGCATAAGGGGTCCAATCCTGTGTTCGACAAAGGATATGATGGAATGGTTTGGGATAGCGATTCCTCAGAAGTGAAGGAGAAAAAACGTAAGAGACAAGCCCTTGAAGCTAAAGAAGCTGCAAGGAAATTCAATAAGTAAACCTTTGATGTTGCGTTAATATTCATATATTAATGTAGCGTTAATACCAGGAGGTTACCATGGCAGAAGGAGTAGTTGATACCACGATAGTACCAGTAGGTGAGACGAACGATAATGCAGCACAACCAGGAGGCAATTCTCCGGACCCCTCTCCCGGAGCTGAGGCAAATACTAATGATGGTTCCTCAGCATCTTCAGATACAGTACCGTTCGATCAAGATCCTAAGTGGCAATCGGCACGCGCAGCCGAGAAAAACCTTAACGAGCTTCTGGAGAGTAAAGGCTTCGGGTCTATTGAAGATCTCGTAACTGCTCTTGAGAAAGGCTCTGCTTTAGAGGAAAACCTCTCCGGTCGAGACCTCACAGAAATTCTTGAGAGTCACGAAACTCTCCAGGAATACCAGAGAATCTGGGCGGAGGAGGAGCGCAACAAACAACTGGAGGGTGAAACTCCGGCTGATACCATCGCTCGATTAGAGCGTGAAAAGAAGGAACTGGAAGATACATTCAATAAAGAAAAGAGTGCGCAGACTGCGGCGCAAGAAGCGGTGGAGGCAGTTAAGCAGTATAACTCCGATGTAAATACTTTTGTGGGGAAGCAGGATCTCCCGGAAGAGTACCATAGTTTCGCTTCACTTTTGATGGGTGCGGATAATCCCATGTTGGATGTGGATATGACCGATAACAGAGCATTTACAGCATCGGCTACTTCGGTAATCGATCAGTTGAAGGCTTTCGAGCAGTCAGTCATTGAGCGGTATAAGGCCGGTAGGACTGAATTACCACCTACGCCACCAGCTGATGGCGGTAATTCGCCAGCTCCAGGACTGAAACGTGAACCAATCAAAAATCTCGCGGAGGCAAAAAAGGTGGCTCTTGAGCGCCTTACTGCAGCCCGAAAACAATAAGGAGTAAGTAATGGCTATTGATTATCATGATCTTACATCGATCACTGATACACTGAAGACTGTATACGGCGAGGGACTGGCCAATCAGTTCAACGACGAGCAGATGACCTATAACCTTTTCCCTAAATCCAGCCGTAAGCCGGCCGGTTTAGCCTATGAGTTTGGTGTCAGGTATGCCAGAACTCAGAGTGTCGGTGCTCGTGGAGAATCTGCGCCGCTGCCCGATCCCCTGGTTGGCAAGTTCGACAAAGGGCAGATTACCCCGAAATACATCTATGGTGTACTCCGGTTGACTGGCCCCTCTATCGAGGCTGGTAAGGGTAATACTGCTGCATTCGTCGATACCCTGTCGGATTCCGTGAATGATATTTACGAGTCTCTGGTCAACGACATGAACCGCCAGACTTGGGGTGATGGATATGGTCTGTTAGGTACTCTGTCCACGACCTCTGGTACTTTGTCCACTTCCACTACCTGGACCGGTACTTATGATAACGACCGCGGCATTATGTATATGGAGCCCGGCATGGTCGTCGATCATTATGAGAGTACTGCCATCGATCAGAGTTCATGTTCATCGCGTATCCAATCAATCAATCCATCAACTAAGGTCGTAACTTTCGAGAAAAATGATAGCACGTATCTGGCAAATCATCCAATCGTAGCGGCTCGTTCTTATACCATCGCCGCCAATACGATTGCTTCGGGTGCCTTCATGGTGCGCCAGGGTGCGCGACTGGCTACCCACGCTACCTCGAATGCGTCATATGAGATTTCTGGTATTGAGGCTATCTATGACGATGGCACCAACGTAGCGACGTTCGAGAATATCACTGTTGCCAGTAATCCGCAGTGGGCGGCTAATGTCATAAGCAATAGTGGTGTGAATCGTGAACTGTCTCTTGATCTCATGCTGCAGGCACTCGACCTGAGCCGGACCAACTCTGGTAAGAAGATCGCAACTATTCGCATGGGCCTCGGCCAGCGGAGGAAGTATGCGAATCTGCTGCTCCCGGATGTACGGTATGCTCCGGCGGACTTGAAGGGCGGGTACGAAACTCTAACGTTTTCCGGTGGAGATGGCTCTGTTGAGATCGTCGTTGATCCGCTGTGCCAGCCAGGCAAGATTTATTTTGAGCCGGCGAATACCATTATGAAGTACGAGTTGCTTCCGCTGGGTTGGGGCGACCTGGATCAGCAGATGCACCAGCGTGCAGGCTACGATGAGTGGGATCAGTTCTTGCGTCTGTATACCAACCTCGGTTGCGAGCAGCGTAACGGCCTGACCGTTATGAAGGATCTTGTCGAGCCCAGTCTGTACGGTTAGTAGGTAATAATTAACTATTTAGTGAGGTGGTGTAATAACCACCTCACTCCTTAGTATCCGGCTATGACCGGGGGAAACTATTCCATATAAGGAGAATTTCATGATTAAGGACCGAAATATCGATAATGCTGCTGCGATCCAGGAGCATAAACTGAATATCGGCGGTAACGTCGGTGTTAAGAAACTGTACGTCGGTACTGACGGCACGCAGGCTTACGAGCTTGCGAAGACTCGTGTACCGGATGCTGACCTCTACACCACTCTCGACGCGGCTGTCGCTGGTACTGTTGCCAACCGTGGAGATATTATCTACGTACTGCAAAACCATGCTGAGAACTTAGCAGCTGACTCCGCCGTTGATCTTGACGTTGCCGGCATCAATGTAGTCGGTCTCGGTCGAGGTGAAGATCGACCAACTTTTACCTTTATCACTGCTACCACAGCCGATTTCAAGATCGCTGCTGCGAATGTCTCCGTCCATAACTTGCTGATGAAATGTAATATCGATCAGCTGGCCATGATGATTGAGGTCTCTGGTGATGACGCAGAAATCTCGCATTGCGAGTTCAAGGAAGGATCTTCGAAAGAAGCTCTGACATTCATCACTATCGGTGTTGCTGATGCTGACTCTGATCGGTGTCATATACATCATTGTAAATTCTACGCCCCGACTGCCGGCGACGGCGACGCGGCTATTTCTTTTGCCACGGATCATACAGGTGTAACCATCGAGCATTGTGACGCCTACGGTGACTGGGATCTGGCCTGTATTGACATCCCTGTTGGCGGTAACGCACAGGTTGATCTGATCATTAGGGACTGCTATCTCGTGAATCTGTTGACTGGCCAGCACGCCATCCAGATTAATGGTACCGGCTCGACCGGTACAATTCAGCGGATCAATTGTGTGACCGACGCTCTGGCGACCAGCATCGACGCTGGTGGCTGCGAGATGTTCGATTGTTACCACAACCTCGGCACCGACCAGGGTGGGTGGACGCCCATTGTAGCTCCGGCAGATACCGCTTCAAATATCCTGGGCGCCGATAATAACAACAACGCCTTCGCCTCGACGAACGTTGCTGCTAATAAAGACGGCTCTATTATTGAGCGTCTTGAGCAGATCATGGAGGCTGTTAACCCAGACTCTGGTACATCCCTGGCTGCTACGGAGTCTCTTGCAGATATTCTGTATGCAACGAATGGTATCGCAGCTTACCCATCTGCCGCTGCCCCAGCGAACGGTGTATCATTGGCGGAAGTCCTCCGGGATATTTGGGATGCACTCCGCAATGGTACCGGTGGAGCCGAGCCAGCCACCAATAAGTCCTTAATGGATTACCAGGGTGTATCGCCTGATTTCTATTCGCCGCAGCTTGGATATACTGTAACCAAGACTTGTGATCTTGGTGCTGCAAACGACGACCTCTTCACTGTAACCGGCAAGGTTCTGATTACCTTGATCGTTGGTGAGGTCACCACCACGTTAACAGGTGCTGAGGCTTTCCAGCTTCGAATTAAGACCGATAACATCGCTTTGTGTGCGGCTACAACCATCGATACTGATGCTGACGGTACTCAGTATATTCTCACTGGTGACTTCGGTGACACTATGAATGGTGGTGGTGCGATGGTCTTGAGAGCTGCCGACTGCAATAGCCTCGGCGCCAGCAGGCATTTTGTAGTTGGCGATGCTGGTGGGACTGCAACGATCGAGTCGAATACTACGGGTAATAACGGTAACATCTTGTTTACGTTATGCTATATCCCGCTGGAAGCCAGTGCGACTGTAGTAGCTGCTGCGTAGTAACTGCTATACTATAAACCTTTACGTGCTGTACCTCTTCGGGGGTACAGCACCGTTTTAAAGGAGAATTTCGATGGGATTGTTCAGTAAAAAGGAAAAACCTGCGCCTGAGTCGAAGTCAGTACAGAGGCGAAAGGCACTCCAAAAAACCGCTACGCCTATAGCACCAAAGGTAGCCCCTGTGGACAATATTGCGAAAGCGTTGGCTATGGCTTATATCCGCGGTAAACTACATGCTAAAGGACACCCTAAAGCTGACGACCATACATATCTGGAGCGGAGTATCGGCACTATCTGGAAAACTTTCCTGGCTGATGCACGTGCGGTAGCCTTAAAATCTTAGAAGGAGTAACTATGTCAGCCACACCAGATTCTGGCTTCATGAGGAAACTTAAGAAGTTAGACCCAAAGCTTGGATGTGAATTTGATTACGATACGGAAGTCTTTTTCATTACGTATGAGCGAGCAACCGGGCAACCGGTCCCAATTCTCATAGTCAAAAATACAGATGGGAGTTTTCGGCAACCTGATGATCGAGAGATCGAAGCTCTCCACCAGGGTGATAGGAAGCATGTAGATCAGTCTACCTATCTCGAAAAGGCCGCAAAGTACATGGAGGATGTCCGTACAAAAACCGCCAGAGATCGTAGGTCCAACATTCGCGACTACACTAAGGATGATAAGATTCAATTGATGCGAGCTTTGAACCCAAGTTCAAAAGCAAATCGTCCGTTCAGGCAGATCGCACCGAAGGTGACAGGGAAAGTTTTCTAACAATAATCATTATTACATAGGACTGTGTTGTATAGCAATATAGTACTGTGGAGGAGACACGATGAGTACAGTAGTATTTAATCCAACGCACGAAGAATTTAAAACTCAGTACGTAGGTGAGGCAATCACTATCCCGGCTGGGAAGAAATTGAAGATGGACGACCCCCGGGCCAGGCATATCCTCAACGAGCTTGGTCAACGCGGTCTCTGTCGATTGGATTACGGTGACGACGAAAAGTCTATCGCTGCTGAAGGGATCGAGCGTAACCGCGAGTTTCGCATGAAGCAGATTATCACGTATAACCAAATGAACGAGGCACGGCGCCAGCAGAACCAATCATATATGGAGCCGCCTAAGCATGTCAAGGAGTACGCGAAGGAACTTGGTACAGGTCTCATTACCCCTTATGCCATTAAGGACCAAGGTAACGCCGAGATAGCTGAAATGAAAGAGGAGAACAGAGAGCTTCGCAAGCAGTTGGGAACCATGCAAGAGTTTATGCAACGTTTGATTGATGCTCAGGAGGGGGGCGGAAAGAAAATAGACCCTTCTACCGAGACACCGGAAGAGGCTGTGATCGCAGCCAACCAGCTAAAATATAAACGCTTGGGTAAGACCAACCTCAAGGGTTGGATTGAGAACAATAGAGAAGAGATTGGCGCCTGGCCAGAGGAGAATAGGTCTGAAATCCGTAAGAAGTATCTCAGTGTTTATGGCCAGGAATTGAAGGGACTATAATCGAGGAGTCGCATGTCAACCTACTTGAACGCCAGAGAGATCTTGAAAGATCTGCGGTACGAGCTGAATGAGTATTCGACAGCACGTCTCAATGGTACAGATACGTCAGGTAAATTCCAGAACGAATTCTTAATTCGAAAGATCAACCAGGCTCAAAGGTTTATCTATTCTAAGGTCTTCAAGCGCCGGCCGAATGATTTTCTCGAATCTGTAGATCTTACCGGCGTGAACTCCGTCTTTACCTTACCGGCGAACTTCAGCGTTCTCGTATGGTTCAGGGATGCTAATGGAGATAAGGTTCACCCGATCGGCGTGGATCGCCTTAAGCGGGAAGACGCTACTGGGTCTGCCAGACATTATTACCGTAAAGGTAATACTCTGGTACTGGATAAGGATGGGATTACAGATACATATACTCTCTGGTACCTTAAGAAATGTCGCGACTTAACTACAGGAATGGCGTCGGCAGGGGCTGCGACAAGCATAACCCTTGCCACGACTGCCAGCAAACTGGTTGACTTCTATAATGGCGTAACCCTTGAGAATGAGACTCAAGACTGGGTTGACACTATCGATGACTATACGACTGCCAGAGTAGCAACGATCTCAGAGACTGCCGCGGCGAACGACTATTATGGTACGGTGAGCGAACTCCCTGAAGATTTTCATTATTTCATAGCCCCGCGAGCTGCGATGATTATTAATTCTGGGTTTCCGGCAAACACTAAAACAGTTTCGACAGCCCAGGTCAAACTTTGGGAGGACGAATTTATAGCGGCTCTGCAGGCGTACTGCGGCGCAGCTGAGGATGTATCGATCGAGGAGATTATAACTGATTTCTCCCCAACAACGCCGACGTTTGGCGGTATCGTTACGAGTGAATAAGTATGGCGTATAGTCGCGTAGGAGATACTAAAGCTGTCAAGCTTCGTGGTGGGGCAATAACTGCCCGGCCTAAAGCATTGTTGCCACTTGGCGCGTTCTCCATGGTGCAGAATCTACGCCCTAAGCACCCGGGATTTGAGAAGCGTGCTGGGCAGTCAGCGCTCCACACTACCGCGGACAGTACCAACCAGGTCTTGACGCTATACCAATTCAACAAGCAACGTGTGAGCGAGCAACACTTTTACGCCCAGATGGGAGATGGCGACGTTCTCGAAGCGACGAACGATCCACCGACCACTACTACCGGCGTATTTGGTAGTGAAGTTTTCTCCGGCAGTTCCGGCCAGCGTCCCGCTGCATGGAGTAACTTGGATGATAAACTTATCTACTCCAACGGAGTGGACTCACATCAGATTTATGGTGGTAGCTCCAGTTATGTAGAGGGGTTCATAGTCTATAAGGGCACTGCTGCCATCCCGGACGTACCCGAACTTGGTGAGGACTACTCGGAGCAAGTATCAGATGGCGACTCGACTACCGTCGCGATTCTCGACTCTCTCGACACACTGGCGAATTTCGACTGCCTGTTCATCAAGACGCCGGTCCCAGTAAAATCTTTCACGCTTACCATCCCCGCGGTTAACGGTAACGCTGCCACCTCTACGGTAGCATATTGGAATGGTGCCTGGACAAATGTCAGTGGTCAATCAGATGGGACATATACAGGGACCGAAACGCTATCTCAGAGCGGTACAATTTCCTTTACAGAACCTACCGACATCATCCCGAAATACCTCTATGGCACTAATGGCTATTGGTATCGCTTAGTTGTCTCCGCGGCACTTGATGCCGAGGTTGAGGTCTCCGCCGTAACTTTCGACTCCAGCTGGCAGGATATCGATAATGTATGGGATGGAGTCATGCCCGAGGCTGTAGAGGTTCAGGTAGAAGGGGCGAGCACATATTCTGTTTTCGGCTCCGGAGCAGTAGACCTCGATGCCGTTACCAACGGCAAGAAGATAATGATCTCCTGCGCAGATCCCAGCGTTGGATTTTATATCGACGTAGGCGCAACTCCGAATGCTACTGGTACAGCAGTTACCGATATAAAGTACTGGAACGGCACTGCTATGGCGTCTGTAGGTACTGTGAATGACGCTACCAGTGGGCTCAGTAATTCAGGTTTTATGACCTTCGGCCGGCAGTCGGCAGTACAGCCACTCCAATTTAATAGCTCTCAGTATTATGCATACTGGTACGAACTGACTCTCGACACTACGACATCGGCTGATATGGTTATCAGCTTCCAGTATATCCCGTATTTTGACATCACAGAACTCGGTAATGGGGTATGTAATACTACCTGGAAGGAGCGCATGATATATGCGTTCGATAAATGGGGCGAGTATCTTTACGTCACTCGGACAGGCGAACCACTTGTATTGAACGGTAGTGATTATGGTATACTCAAGGCCGGCGACGGTCGAACTAACCAGATCGTAGCCATGCGGAAGTTCCATAATGAGCTTATGGTGTGGCAGGAAGAGAAGGGAGTTGAAGGTGGGTGCCTCACACTTTTCGAGGGCAACTCTCCAGTAACATTTGGAAAACTGCTCCTATCTTCCCGCGTTGGGACGATGAGTGATAAGACCGTTGAGGTTGTCGATGGCGTACTGACGGCTACTGCAACGGATGAATCGATCAAGACTCTCGCGTTCTTCATCAGTAGGTACGGTGTATGCGCCTCGGACGGCCGAACGGTCTCTGTTATATCCGACGATATCCAGAATTATTTCGATCCGACAGAATCCGAATGTATCCGTAGAGGGTATGAGGACCAAATGTGGCTGAAATACGACTCGGCGTACAACGTACTCCGCCTCGGACTCGTGAGTGGGTCATCGGCTACCGTGCCAAATATCTTTCCTGTCTTCGATCTCACTGATAAAGTGTGGTATTTCGACGTTCTCGCGCAGGAACTCTCGTGTATGGTTGAGGTTGAAGCTCAGTCCGGAAACGTACCAGTTGTTCAAGTTGGAGGTGGTGTAGATGATGGACTCGTGTACCTCCTCAATACCGGTACAAATGATGTCAGCACAGCGATTGACGGACACCTCATTATGGAGGTGTCGAATGACGGTTTCTATGTCAATCTCAATGAGTTAATGCTTCGGATGAAGGTCCAGGCAGCAGGGAATGCCACAGTCACACTAACCCAGAACGAACTTACTGGTTCGACACTGACTTTGGCGATGACCGCAGAAGTGACGAACGAGTTGATCAGGCGCCATAGAGAAAGCGTAAATATTACAAATCAAAATATATCGATCAAGGTACAACATGCTACCGCAAGCCAAACGATGTACATATATGACATAGGGTTAGGGGTTGATCTATGGGTAGACCGATAACAAAAAAGAAAGTTCGAAGTTGGACACAACAATTTTTAAATGTAAAAAAGATTGCAGACGAGCCGGCGCTGAATCGCCAAGGCTTCTGGAAAAAACCGGATTATCCACATGTCACCGATAAAAAAACCAGCGTCAAGTAGCCAGGATTACGGTCGCCGCCCTGAAATGAAAGGTGGTAAAGACGCGCCAGATTTCAAGGGGCACCTACACGGCGGCGGTAAGTCTGGAACGTATCGAGAATTAATCGGACGAGGTGCGGAGTCTACCGTCCTACAACGTGCGGTTGCATCATGGAAGAAACACTCAGAGTTCAAGAAACCGTATCTTAGCGATGAATTTCCTGAGATGGAGCACTACTATGCTAAACCGGTAAACTTCCCTGGCTCTGAATATAGCCCCTACGACGCTGATGGCGTCCCAAGCCAATGCTGGGACGTCTGTAAGAAGAATCATTCAGGCGTCTATTTCGACGATGACTGCTACGTTTATGTCTGGATGGATCGTCTGCTCACACTACGTGACAATGAAGTAATTATCGACAGCTCATACACTGTAGCGATGGTACAGATCGACGATGTTTCGATCGCCGGCACGATGCGAAAAGTGTTTAAGAGCGTCTCGGACGTGGGTGCGAATATAAATGTTATCTGGACAGTTTTCCAGCCACTGTTCGAAGCATGTCCTGGTGTAGACGAGATTCATGCAAGGAGCTGTAGAAAAACATATGATAAAACTGCAACCTGTGCGACTGTAGAATGGGATTATACTACGAGTGCCGAAACGATAGTCCAAAATCAAGATCCACCAGTAATTATAGCGGTAATATATGGCACTCCCCCATATTCGTGGTCAGTAAGTGGTACTGGATTCTCTCTCGGTAGCACTACCACGTCTGGAGTCACGAATACTTTAGATGCCGATGGTTCAGCTTGCGGAACAGCTGTAATTACAGTTACTGATGCCAGCGGTGATACGGCTGTTGGTGGTGTTAGGTGTACAACTGGTGTGTGGGGCGCGCCTGACCCTAACTGTGTTGCGCTTGGTGGAGGTTTATGCAGTTGGATACAAGATGGGTTTAGATATACTATCGGGGTGCGGTGCGCTAATGACGGTACAAGTCCTTGGTATAACCCATGTAACGCACCAAATACTTTTGGGTGCAAAGAGCCGGTTTATACAACCTGCACAGATGCAGAAGGTTCTCCCGGTGACTGGTATCAAGTACCGTGCTGGAGTTTTGAAGGGTGTGATGACCCGAGCAACCCAGAAAAATATTTATATAGATCCCTGTGGAAGGTGGAGCCTTGGAATTGCGCTTAGATGAAATATTAGCCGCATTTAATTTTAGCTCGCTGCAAGAATGCGAGACTATATTGAAACTTCTCAACCAAAAAGAAATTCCGGTCGAAGATTTTTACGTGTTCGTGGCTGATGCAAGACTCGCGATCCTAAAAAATAAATTAAGTTCGGAAGATTGTAAACCAAAAACAATATCAAAATATATGCCACGATGCCCATCATGCCGTGAAACACTGACATTGATGGAATCAGAAGAAGATTTTTATGAGTCTAAGTGGGTTTGTAGGTGTGGGTACGAATACTACACCCAACTCTCTATAGTAGATCAAAGGATGTTGATCGATGCAAAAATCAATGGGACCGATCCGGACTTCGAGGTGGAGGAACTAAGAGCCTCGCTGGAAGAACGAAAACGCAGACGCTCTATCTGTGAAACATGCGACCAGTTAATGCCAAGTAAAACATGCAAGGCTTGCGGCTGCAGGATGAAACACCGAACGTACTATGAAATTTTAACTTGCCCAAAGAAATTCTGGTAAGGAGTGGTTATGGCAATAAGAAGTATAGAGGAAGAATTAGCTTCAGGGCGAGAATTACCGTCTGGAGATACGTCATATACTTCTGGACGTAGTGGTGAATTCTCTTTCGGGAGTGTTGGAACTCCTTTCGGAGCTGGCCAGAACAAGAAAACGTATACATTTGGCACTACGCCTGCTACAACGTCGAGTCAAACTGTATCGCAGACATATAAACCTACCGGGCCGGCACCGACATTCGAGAGACAAGTCTTCGAAGCGCCAGAATTTGACGAGCGGGAGGTAGCCGCTGAGACCCAGCGTCTGCAAGCACCGAGCATCCGCAAGTTACGTAGGCAGTTACAGCAAACTCAGACACAACGCTTCGTTAACCCTAATGTACGAAGGATGACTACTCGTGCAGCACTTGCCGGCTTCGGCGCCGGGCTGGAGAGTATTCAGACTGGAGCGAGGCGCGAGGCGCGGCAAACTGTCCAGCAGAAGTATGCGCGTAAGCTTGACGTAGCTAAGACGCAATTCGGAGCTGATGTCGATTTCGCTAAGCAGGCCTACCAGAGAGCGTGGGACTTATACCTGAAATCAGGTACCACTACTACGACTTCAGGTGCCACGCCAGCGACAGCTACCGCCGCTAAACCACTGGATATGCAAAGAATAAGTAATCCTTTTACGCGTACAACTTTATAGGAGCGACTGATGGCTGATGCAGTATTAACCTCCCCAGCAAGAGAACCGGTCCCTACGGTAAAAGCTCCTGTGAAACCTGCGGCAAAGCCTGCGCCAGTTCCAGCGAAGCCGACTGGTGATCAGGTACTGTCTAAGCAGCCTGAATTGCCGGCATTTCTACCGCCGAAAGCTCCGGAAGAGATGGAGCCGTTAGGTGGCTCGAGTCTAACTATCCAGAAGCCAGGCGAGGAGCCGGTCACAGAGGCTATGGAGCAGAAGGTCTGGGATGTACGGCGCCAGGAGTATGTCGAACCATACAAGAAAGCTGGCATGCCGGCGAAACCTGCTGAGGGAAAGCAGGCAAAAGGATTCCCTACCAGAGACGAGTTTGAACAATTCGCGTTTCAGGCTATTGGAGGCAATCCTTTCAAGATCGAACCGACACAAGAAGTAATAGATGCCACAAAAGATTTACGCCCACTATTTAATTATGCGTTTAACAATAAAGTATATTGGGGTGATAGAGATAAACTCAGCCAAGAACAAAAAACATTTTGGGATAGTACTGTAAAAGCGTATCGAGCACAGGTATACAACCATGCCGCAAAAGTACGCCAAGAGAAGATTGACGTTTACAATCACATGTTGAGTAAATACAGTGATGAATTAAATGAGCAAAAGGCTGCTGAAGATAAAATTGCTGCGCAGAATGCGGCAATACTCGCTGCGGCCAGGGAACGCCGTCTTACGGAAGTGTCTGAAGCGCGTGAGGAGCGCATGGTTGCCGCAGAGGAGCGTAAGGCTGAAGCGGCACAGCGCGCTGAGGAACGTGAAGCTCGCCTCGCGGAAGCTGCTGCATGGAAGAAGCAGCAGGATATAATGAAGGGGTTGAAGCCTGAAGAGCCGTCTCGCTCTGACATCCAAGCTATTGCGAGAGCTGAGAGTGACGCATTTGATGCCGTGGATGCGGATGACAACTTCATTATGGAGAAGGATGAAGAGCTTGGCCGGAATGTCTATACGACACAGCTTAACCCAAAAACATTGAAAGATCTCAATGCCGCCAGGGAAGCAGCCGGTATGCCGGAGTTGTACGAGATTGTGACAACAGTGCCGGACGGTAATCGTTATCAATACCTCGAAGCTCCAGAAGCGGAGTTCGACAAAGAGGTAAAGAAGCAATACCCTAACGCCGTGAAATACGGCGACGCATGGTGGGCTCTTTTACCAAATGGACAGTACCGCAAAATAACCGCTGGAGAATAATCTGTGGCTGTTTCGTTGAAATATGAAGATGTTGCTCCCGAGGAAGTTCCCGGGGCGATATCTCAATTTGAATCTCTCGAAGGACTCGATGCCGCATCGTATGATCGAAGGCAGGAGGTGTCGGATGCGTTCGCCGCCCAGCCTTCGATCGCTTTCGAACCACAATCTCGTCCTGCTCCGGAGCCAACGCCGACCCTAATGGCGCCACCAAGACCTCCGTCGACCACTGCCGTCCCTCGCCGGCCGGCTCCGCAGCAGTACGCTCCTCAGAAGCCCAGGGAGCCGCAGCGACTTGAGAAGCAGCATGAAGGAAAAGGCTACGATGTAATCGGTGGATTTAGAGAATTGGCTCGTGGGTTATTCAGCATGCGAATACCGAAAGCGGTTGCTGCAAATATCGCGTCAGCTCTCCAAGGCTACGAGGGCGCCAGTGTAGTCGAAGAAGATTACGGGGACTATCTTGTAAACTTAGCTGAGAGGGATTCTGAGAAGGCTATCGAGGAAGCGTCTAAACGATACAGCGCTAAGAACTGGGTTCCTGGTATAACTATGGAGCATATCGTTAATCTTCCTGAAAGTATAGCTGCATCACTAACGTCGGCCGGCGCCGGTATACTTACCGGTCTCGGAGTCGCGGCCGCGACTGGACCTGCCGCCCCAGTGACTGGGTGGGCTGCTGGTACCGCCGCCGCAGGTACCGCTGCGTATCAGATGACCGGCTACGAAGTCATGAAGGAATACCTCACGATAAAAAATGAAGAGTCGAAACAGAAATTCGGCCGAGGTATTTCACTCGATGAAGAGAAGGCACTGAAGAAGGATTTCGCAAAGACCGCACATACTATAGGACTCTGGGAAGCTATCCCGGAAGCAGCTGGACAGGCCTTGGGCCTTGGTATTATCTTCAACAAGCTGGTTAAAGTGGCCGGCAAGCCTGCCGCTACTCGGATCATTGCCAAGCTGGCAGCGTTCTATGGCGAAGAAGAAGTCACCGAGATGACGACGTACATCGGGACGAAGAATGAGCGGATCTCCGCTGGTTTAGACGACGATACTCCAGCTGAGTGGACCGATCCCGGGACATATGTCGAGGCATTTAAAGAGACCATGCCACAGACTTTCTTGCTGTCTACGATCATGGGTGGTGCCGCATCCGGAAGCCATGCTATACACAAGAATAGAAATGCACGGAAGGACGCCACCATAATCAAGGATGCCGTAGCCGAGAAGGGCTACGAGGTCATGCCGACTGACGACCTTAAGCAGATGGTCGAGAATGTACAGAAGACTGCCAAGCTGCGACCAAGCGACAGGCAGTTGCAGTCTGCAGTCAAGGAGATGGAGGACCATCTTGCTGCTCGACCCGGGCCGGACCCGGTGAAATCACTTATTCCCGAGGCAGTTACGCCAGAACCCGAGGCAGTTACGCCAGAACCTGGAGCTGCCCCGCAGTTCACAGTAAGCGACGTTGCCGAGGAAGAGGTACCCGAAGCGATACGCACGCAACTGGCCGCGGTACAGCCGGCCCCGGAAGCGACACCTGTGGACACCTTGCGCTCCCAAGTTACCGAAGCTCTTGGAGACGAGACACAGGCCGACGCGGTAGTCTCGCTCGTCGAGGCCCGGGCTCGTGCGGCCGGCGAGACGACGGACGCCTATCTACAGAAGCGTGGCATCGAGATACAGAAAGGCAAAGCTGCGGATGTCAAAGATACTCAGCTCAAGCAGCGGGAAGAAGTTCGAGCGTTCGAGTCGAAGCTGCAGAACGTAGCAGCTGAGAAGTTCCAGGGCATGAAGGCCCAGAGCGTCGTCAATTTCCTTTCGAAGCAGGGCGTTAAGAAATCTGAACTCGAAGCGACCGGGTTGCAGGCATGGCTCGATACAAAGAGACCTACCGATAAGGTTACGCAGCAGGAGCTGAACGATTTTGTCAAAGCAAATACTGTGCAGCTTTCAGATGAAATTTTAGGTGCTCCAAGTATGGCAGCTGAATTAAACGAAAAATATATGGCTGTTTTAGACCAATTAGTGACTAATGACGAAGCGTCAAATATTAACGTATTAAGTCAGAGAGATGAATCCGAACTGAGCGATCTGCAAAAAGAAGCTGTTCGGTTATTTAGAGAAATCGAAGCTCGACCATCTAATGAATCTCGATATAGCTCAACCGCACAATACTCCGAGTACACCGAACCAGGAGCGGAGCCCGGGACATATCGGGAGTTGTTTATTACGGCTCCTGGAGCCCAAGATAAAACGGCTCAGGAATATTATGGTTATACAGACGCAGAATGGCAGGGGCTTAGACCAGGTTATCGAGATCAATTGACTGTGGAGTATCAGCAGAATCTTCCCGGAGCTTGGGTAGACGGCCACGCACCATACTCTAACATTCAAAACCCGATCGTCCGCGCCAGGTTCGACACCAGGACCGACGCGCAGGGAAGAAAGATCCTCTTCATCGAAGAACTCCAAGGTCCGAGCAAAGACAACCAGAAAAAGATGCCGGCGTATCTCCGGGACAATATCTACCAGCTCGGGGTTAAACGTATCCTGGCCTACGCCAAGGCGAACGGATACGACGGCGTTGCCTGGACGACCGGGGAGATGCAGGCAGAGCGGTATGATTTGAGGAAGCAGGTAAGTAAAATTAATTACGAACAAATCTATAGTGCTGATTACGGGTGGAGGTATAAATTATCTATATTTGATAAAGGCAGAGGTCTTATTTCCTATAAGTATTACCAGAAAGACGATCTTGAAAGTGCGATAGGAAAAGAAGCAGCACAAAAGATAATCGACCAAGACCAAGACGAAGGATCACTTACCGGCCTCGACCTCAAAGTAGGCGGCGAAGGTCTGAAGCAACTCTACGATGTAGACATGGCCAACATGTTCAAGTCTTACGGGAAGGAGAAGGTTGGGACGACAGAACTCGGTGCTGCACTGAAAGGCTTTCCAACATTTACGAAAGACAGGAAGTTTTCAACCCCATTCGTCCCAGTAACCAAAAAGACTCCAGGCACGTATCAGTTGTTCCAAGGAGAAAAAGGCGCCGTAGAGTTCACCGAAGACAATAAGACGATCATCAGCGCGTTCGAGTCCGCTGATGTGTCCACCATGGCCCACGAGCTTGGGCATGTGTTCCGGAGAGATCTCGACGAGACCGACCTGAAGACCGTCGCCGACTGGGCCGGCCAGGAAGATCCCGCAGCGCAGTGGTCCGTCGAGTCAGAGGAGAAGTTCGCTCGAGGGTTCGAGAGTTATCTTGCCACCGGTAAGGCACCGACATCCAAGCTTCAGTCGGTGTTCGAGAGATTCAAGCAGTGGCTATCCGAGATCTACCGGACGTTGAAGGGCAGCAGCATCGATGTGAGCATAACCCCTGAGATCCAGGACGTTTTTGACCGTCTCATATCTCCAGCGGAAGCAGTCGGCATGGAGGTGCAGGACGTGGCTCCGGAAGAGGTACCCGAAGCGATCAGAGCACAACTCAAAGCGCCGGTCACGGAACCGGTCATCGAAGCGCCTAAACCTGTAGAACAACCGGAAAAAGGTATTGCAAAAACGGAAGCACAAAAGACGAAGCAGATGGCTACGGAGCTTGAGAGTCTCATTGAGGATCTCAAGGAGCCTCCTGCCGCGGCGCCCGTAGAGAAGCGTGTGCCAGTCGAGGCCACGCCGGAAGCCGCAGCGACATTGAAGGAGATGGAGCAGCGCCTGAAGCCAACCAAGACGATCCCACAACAGATTGTCAGGGAAGAGGATTATACCGCCAACCGCGAGACGAAGCGCAGCGTACGCGGTGCGGTGCAGCGCAATCTTAAATCTTTCGTATCGTCAGTGACCGGTGGTCTGGATAAGGCTCTCGGGGCAATATCAACAAGGCTTGGAAATATAAGTCCGAAGATTAAACATAAAATGCGGGAGTTGGATTTCAACACCGCCACGAAATTCACGCAGGATGCGAATGAGATAGCTCCGCTACTTCGTCAGGCGCATAAGCGCATGTCCAACGCAGATTTTGCTGATTGGGATTACGCACGTAAGAATTCAGACGCACCTAAGATAGACCAGATAACGAAGAAGTACGGTCTCGAAAAAGAGTACGCAGCACTTCGGTCCCTGCTTGATCGTATGCGAAAGGAGGCGATCGACGTAGGTCTCGATGTTGGTTATATCAAGGACTACTCTCCGCGTATAATCAATGATACGAAGGGCTTCTTAAATAAGATCGGCAAGGGCGATAACTGGCCGGCCATATCCAGGCATTTAGCAGAACGTGCCAGAGAACTCGGCATTACTACCGCTGAGATGCCGGATGATATGAAGGCGGACATAGTGTCAAGTTTTATTCTCGGCAGACCCACAGGGCTCGCTGGTATCAGTGCAACAAAAGAACGTAAACTCACCACGATACTGCCAGAATTTAACGAGTTCTATATGGACTCGGATGCTGCGTTGATGTCCTATATCTACTCGACACGTAAGGCGATCGAGGCACGTAAATTCTTTGGGCGGGTACCGGAGAAGGTAAAGAAGCTCAAGCAACGACTGAGAAGAGCTGAGACTCGTAAACGAGACCTTGAGAGTAAAGGCCTTGTCGAAGGTGCTAAGCAAGTCGCTGATGATATTGTCGATTACAAAGCACAGATAGCCAAGTTCAATAACCAACGAGATTTCTCCGAGAACATCGGTGCGTACATTGTCGAGTTAATGGCCGAAGGCAAGATCGATCCATCGAAGGAGGGGGAGCTTAGAGAGATTCTCATGGCCAGGTTCCACGAACGTGGTGCCCACGGCTTCTGGAAAGGCTATAAGAACCTCGCATACATTGACGTTATGGGCTCACCGATATCGGCTCTGACGCAGATTGCCGATCTTGTATGGTCGGCATACGAGGGTGGATTAGCCCCTACTATTAAGCACGCTTTCAAGTCAGCCATTGGGAAGTCGAAAGTTTCGAGGGAAGATGTCGGTATTACACACATCGCACAGGAGTTCGCGGACCCGGGCACGCTCGGCAAGGCTGTTTCGTTCGTATTTAAAGCTGTAGGTCTTGAGAAGATCGATGCGATAGGCAAGGAAGCACTTCTTAATACAGCATTTGAGAAATTCCAGAAGCAGGCGAAGACAGACCCTGCAACACTTAAGACGAAAATCAGCGACGTGTTCGAAGGCGAGACTGACGCAGTTATCGAGGATTTAAAGAAAGGCGACATTACAGATAATGTGAGACTCCTTGTATATAATAGACTGCTTGATTTCCAACCTGTAGCGTTATCCGAAATGCCCGAGAAGTATTTGAAGGGCGGTAACGGCCGGCTATTTTACATGTTGAAGACTTTTACGATCAAGCAGATGGATGTATACCGCAATGAAGTATACAAGCAGATCGCATCACCAGACAGGAAGGTCAAACTGCAGGGCCTGAAGAATATGGCCCGACTGTCAATGTATTTCGTATTGGCGAACGCTGGCGCCGATGAACTGAAAGACTTTATCCTTGGTCGAAAGACTTCGTTCTCTGATCGTGTGATCGAGAACTTCCTCCGTCTCGGCGGTATCTCGAAATATGTTACATGGACGGCAAGGCGTGAAGGTGTCGGTACTGCCGCGGCAAAGCAGCTCCTGCCACCATTTAAATTTATCGATTCGCTGTCGAAAGATATCCTATCTGCAGGTGACAAAAAAGGTGTACGTACAATAGGCTCAATACCGTTTATTGGCAAGCTCTACGAGTGGCGTTTTGGACGCTTGGCTGAAGGTCGAAAGAAGAAGCCGGTCGCCGGCCGACGCCGCCCGGCACGTCGCAAGGCCGTAAGGAGTCGCCCATGATAATAAAGAATGGTCGGGAACGTACACTTATATCGTACTCCTACATTTATAAAATGGCGTACGACGGCAGCGACAATCTCGAATATGTAGGTACAGCTCCTACCGGCGCCGCAACGTCGGAGGCCAAGTGGAAGATTATGAAGATGTCGTACAGTGGCAGCAACATGCAAGATGTGCTGTACGCTGACGGAGGGCAGTTCACTCAGATCTGGGATAACCGGGCTGCGCTTAGCTACGCATAAACATGGATATTAAGTATGGACTTTAAATTCAATCCATTCACAGAGAATCTTTGCCTCACCGAGACTACGCGCGTCACGGCGCTGGAGAATACGTATGTTAGATCCCAGTGGTTTAAGCAGATTGATTCAGGTACGTCAGGCACACTCGTCGCCACCACGGAGATTGGCACGTCTGCGGAATTTATTGCCGACCAGTGGCCAGATGATGTTGACATGCTTGTCTCAGTGGTTACTTCCGGCGAAAGACCTGACCGCTTCCCGCCGAGAGATGCTGCTGGTAACCCAATATCGGCAACTTTTAATACTTCTACTGGTGCTTGGGCTCTATCTGGAACGCCTAATGCCTACCCTGTCGCACTTATTTATTGCTATAGGCAGAAGCTTGTCAACTTTACAGATACAAAAGCACTGGTCGATTTTGCTTACGAGTTGCCTACAGATTCTGGGCTTATAGTCAGGGAAGAATCCGGAGGTGTAATAGCGAACCATGTCAGCAACATCAAGTTTCCAGATTCTACCTTAACTGATAACGGGGATAACTCTGTAAGTATTGTCATACCGCATTCGGTAACTACTGGACGAGCTAATGATGAACATTCCGGGTATTGGTGGCTAAACGGTCGGGCAGGAAACTACACAGCTTATGGTTCTACAGA